CTAGGGTGTGGACACATTGTGGACACCCTGACCACCATTAGCACCCTTCAACGGGTTAAGCGAAATCGCGTCCTGCAGATACTGAGGAGCGAAGTGCGCATAGACCATTGTCTGCGCAATTTTCGTATGACCTAAGATCCTCTGCAGTGTGATGATGTTGCCCCCGTTAATCATAAAGTGCGTCGCGAAAGAGTGTCGTAGCGCATGTGTTGCTTGTCCGGCCGGTAAATCGGGCTTAACCTCTTTGAGGGTTCGCCTGAAGTCAGCATAACTGGCCTCAGGAAACAGGAAACCTCGTGTTTTGCCGACTACGTAAGCCGCAACGTCATCAGAGATCGGGACCGTGCGCGGTGTGTTGGTTTTCGTCTTAACGAAAGACACCCGGTTATGAATCACATTCTCCGCCTTCAATCGCGCAGCTTCTCCCCATCTTGCTCCGGTACTCAAACACAAAACAGCAATTTTACGATTATCACCTGAGAGCGCAGCAAGTAAGGCGTCAATTTCCTCAAGAGTGAGATAGCCCGTTTCGGCTGTCTGCTCTTTCAGTTTTTTGAATCCCCTGAATGGATGCTCACCGTTATACAGTTCTGACTCAATCAGGGTTGTGAACATCCCACCTAGCGTGATCAGGTCGCGGTTGATGGTAGTTGGCTTAATACCTTCACCCCGGCGTTGAGCACAATATTGCGTTATCAGGCTCTTGGTGATCTGGAAAGCGCACGGATTTCCGGTCATCGTTTCGAAACGCTCAATTTTCCTGAGATATGATTGACCGTGCTCCTCATGTTTACCTTTCAGCTTCCACCATAACTCTTTCAGTTCCGACAATTGGCGTTTGTCCGTTGGTTTTGAAAGCCATTCCTTTGAGTGATGGTTATATTGAGTATGCTTTTCAAAAGCCATCGCCTCGCTTTTCTTGTCGAACTTCCGACGGATGCGTTTTCCGTTACGCCCGGTCGGTCTAATGTCCACTTCATATCGACCATCATCGAGCTTTTTAACAGACATAAAGCCTCCCGATGATGTTACTGCGTACTTCAATTTCCTGATTTAAATAGCAAAAACTCACTGTGCATTTTCTGCACAAATAAGCCCCGTAGATGGTTAGCCAGTTTTCTGGTCTGAGTGGGACGACGTTGTTGTCTGCTGCCCAAAGTGCGCGAGAGCCGGTGCAATTTGCCCAGCTTCGGGTGTTATTTGATCAGTCATAAACCACATGGTGTATTTCGTGAAGCGCGGATGCTGGAGGATTTTCATGATTTGTTCGACTCCCGGCTTTTTGTCACCGGCTTCATAACTACAAAAAGAACCGTAAACGATTCCAGTTAACTCACTGAATTGTCGCCTATTTAACCTTTCTGACTCTCTTATAAGCTTGATTTTTTCATGGATCTGTATTGACATAAAATCACCTATAGTTGAACATTATCACCTATCGTAGATTTAACTAGCCGATAGATGAATCACCTTTTAGAGCAACTAAACCCTATTTAGAGCAATTAATCACACTAAAGGAGAATCGTAGCAGATGACTAACCAGCTTGTAAGCAGAACAGATGCGGTTCCATATCAGGAATTTGCCCGTCTTATTGGTAAAACACCCGCAGCAGTAAAAGGCATGATTGAGAAGGGCAAGCTGCCTGTCGTCGAGATGACTGATCCGCAGTCAACGAGTGGGCGCGCAGGGGAATATTGGGTTTACCTGCCAGCGTGGAACAAGGGCATGAAGATGGCCTATGACAGCCGCCCGAAGGAAATTAGAGACGGTTGGCTGATGTGGCTCGGATTAGGGGAGCCAGTATGAAGAATGAACCTCGTTGTATTGCACAGTTGCTTCGAAGAGAAAGCCCTCATCCGATCAACTTCACTATCACTCACGGTCGCGGACGCAAGGGCATCATCATCCGAACCCGTAAGACGGGTGTTATCGAGAAGCTTCGTAGCTTAGTCAAAAAGAGAGGACTGTGGTTATGACGGTAATGACACTTGATGTGATCCAGAAGCAACCAACAGCACTTCGCGGTTTAGTCTGCAAGTATTTGGCTCAGCCTCGCTGGCAGGACACTTGCGATTTTTACAATCAGATGATGGAGCGGGAGCGTCTTACGGTTTGTTTCCACGCTCAATTAAAACAGCGCCACTCTGTGATGCGCTTAGAGGAAATGGCTGAAGCCGATCGTGAGCGTCTTGTTTGTGCGCTTGATGAATTGAGAACTGCATTTGCCCGGCACCGCCAAATTGGCTCGTCAAAAGCAACTTTCATCAGTCGCCTGACCGTTAGCCAAAGGCGCTCATTGTTCCTTCATGCGGGACTGACAGAACAGGAATTTATGATGCCGCACTGGCGTTTAAATGAAGAGGACTGTTATTGGCGTGACAAACTTTTCCGCGCTTTGCGAGAACTGTTTAGCCTTTTTGAGTACGCACCAACCATTTTAACCTCGGTAAAACCTGAGCAGTATTTACATTAATTAATCTGGATTCGACTAATTACGCGCCTTACAGCGTGGGGACTCCTTTTGCCCGGAGATAGGCAAATGCAAGAACAAAATACAGCGCAGCGGGGGATGTATTCGGCACATCTGGCGCAGGCAGTAAGCGAGGCACAGCGCGACTTGGCGACCCGTTACTCTTCTCAGTTTGATGGGCTTATCGCGTACATCAGTAAGTCAGAACTTAATCGCACCGAGATTATCGAGTTATTAGGCCAGGAGTCGGAAAAGTTACACAACTCAATTTTCGGTAGAGCTGGTTAACCTCTGTTAACAGGAAGCAAAAATGAGCATACACATCGAGATTAATAACCAATACGTCATCACCAGTGACCGCTATCAATTCATTTTGCAGGAAATTAAGACCGCTACATCCGGGAAGAATGAAGGTAAGGAATGGTTGGACGTTGTGGGTTACTACCCAACTATCCCTAAGCTTATCTCAGGCTTGGTTTTGCATGATCTTTTGACCAGCGATCTTACCGGCTTCTCAGCTTTGGAAGCTCGGATTGAACGCATGGGGAAGCAATGTCTGGACGCCTTTAAATAGTATGTCCATCGAATCTCGGGGGCGTATTGCCCCCTCGCCACCACCACCATTTTTGAAGGGCACCAGTGATTCATTCGTTGGTGCTTATCCCTGGAATAACGTCACCAAAGAGGCCATTGGCCGCGACAGACCCCTTACACGTGCCGAACTCCGTCAGGTGCAAGGTGTTTTAAACCGGATTGACCGTCTGCCGTTTTTCCTGCAAACGCTGTTTACATCACGTTATAACTTCATCCGCCGTAAAAAGAGCCCTTTAGGTGGGCTGTATTTCCTTAAAAACACGTTTGAGCGCAAGCTGCTGCCACGTCTTGAGCGTGTTAATGAGCTGTGCGGGATGAATGAAACCGCCTCGATTGGGTTTCTGTCCGAGCGCGACCAGTATGCGCTCTTACCAGATATGAATGACAAAGAGCTCAGGAAATTTGCGGCCAGAATTGCCTCTCAGCTCTGGAGCAAATACGAGGAGTTAAGCGACGCATGGGCGGAGGCTTACGGCGGGAAAGAGACACTTTTCACCGATGAAGCTCAGTCGCATCTATACGGGCAAGTGGCCGGTATTGCTCGCGCATTTAACATCACCCCGATGTTCTGGAAAAAATACCGTAAGGGTCAGATGACGATCCGCATGGCATTTTCCGCTATTTCACGACTGATTAAAGACGAGTGGTGGGTCAACCAGCTCAAGGCGCAGCGGATGCGCTGGCGCGAGGCGCTGCTCATCGCAGCAGGTGAGGTCAACAAAGACCGTTCACCTTACGCAAGCAAAATAGCGATCCGCGATGTTCACGCGCGCCGCCTGGCTAATCTCGAATACCTCAAATCCTGCGAGCTGGAAAACAAAGTCACCGGTGAACGTATCGACCTCATCAGCAAGGTTATGGGGAGTATCTCTAACCCTGAAATACGTCGCATGGAGCTGATGAATACCATCGCCGGGATTGAGCGCTACGCGGCCAGCGCCGGTGATGTGGGGATGTTTATCACCCTGACCACACCCTCGAAATACCATCCGACCCGACAGGTCGGCAAAGGCGAAAGCAAAACAGTGCAGCTCAATCACGGCTGGAACGACACCGCATTTACGCCAAAAGACGGCCAGCGCTATCTCTGCCGAATCTGGAGCCTGATGCGTACCGCGTTCAAAGATAACGATTTAGAGGTTTACGGAATGCGAGTTGTCGAACCGCACCACGACGGCACGCCACACTGGCATATGATGCTGTTTTGCAAACCCGGTCAACGTAAAGCCATCAACGAAATTATGCGTCGTTATGCCCTCAAAGAGGACGGACACGAAAAGGGCGCGGCAAAACAGCGCTTTGAGTCCCGTCATCTTAATCAGGGCGGCGCGGCGGGTTATATCGCTAAATATATTGCCAAAAATATCGACGGCTACGCGCTCGACGGCCAGCTCGACCACGACACCGGCAAGCCCCTGAAAGATACGGCCGCAGCCGTCACCGCATGGGCGTCAACATGGCGCATCCCGCAGTTTAAACCGATTGGCCTCCCGACGATGGGCGCTTACCGCGAACTGCGCAAGCTGCCGCGTGGGGTGAGTATCGCCAGCGAGTTTGACGACAGGGTAGAGGCCGCGCGAGCTGCTGCAGATGAGGGTGATTTTGAGCGGTACATCATCGCGCAGGGTGGGGCAAACATGCCGCGTGATGCTCAGGCCGTCAGAGTCGCCCGTAAGGTGACGGATGAGGTTAATGAGTACGAAGAAGATATCGAGAGGGTGGTCGGTATTTATGCCCCTCATCTCGGGGCGCACCGGGTCCATGTAACCCGTACAGCCGAATGGCGAATCGTTCCAAAGATTTTGGCCGTTGAGCCTTTGACCTTAAAAAGCGGCTCTGCCGCGCCTCGGAGTCCTGTCAATAACTGTGGAAAGCTCACCGTCAGTGGCGATCCAGTTATGACCCCTAAACTGTTTGAGCAAGCCGCAGCGGTGTTAAATCTGATTGAGCGCGGGGTTATCGGCTGGAATGAGCCAGACGTCGTGAAGGTGCTTAACGGTGCGTTGAAAGCTGGTACACCGCGCAAAAATCGCCAGCAAAGAAGCAACGCGCCGCTCAAAACGAGCGAGCAAGCGCCATCAGCCAGGATGACAAAACCTGAAAGGGATCGCGTCGCGAAAATTCGTTTCGATTTGGCTCAGGAGGGCATTACCCCGGAACGATGGGAGCTCGATGCGCTGGCGCGTGGAGCAACGGTGATTTATGGCGATAAAAAATTCAGATATTCGTCTGATGATGAGTGGCCGGGTCATTCACACAAAAAGGAGTGGAGTTTATGTAAGTTTATTTAATTCAGACGGGTAATTACTAGTGCACATTTGATTAGGCGATCCAAAAGGGGATGAATCACTGGATGTCATTTCCCCTGTAGACGAGAAGATAGGAATAATAAATATCTTTTCGCTGCTTGATGAATATTGTGTTGACATAGTCGCGAAGATCGTCGATATCGTAGAATCGCATTGAAAGCCGCTTGCTGAAAAGGAGTGGATATAAAATTACTCTATTGCAAGTCAGATGCTGGAAAATGGTGCAAAAATAGTAGTTAATGCAGCGTTGCGGTGCTCTTGTAGGAAGCTATAGTGCCAAAGAAGATTTTTTAATTTTAATGGGAAGTAAGTAGTGCTTTATTTTTTTTGATGATTTTTTCAATTTTTGAAAGCAGGCGGAAAGCTCTGGTTACCGCCTGTATAACAATTGACTGAAAATGAAATCAATGCTTTATTATTGTCTATTTGTTTCTGGTTACTGTTTTTAAATCTTTGACCGACTTTATATTGTCTTTGGTTTCAATAATATTTCCGTAGTAAAACTCAGGTGCATTTGTATCTTGTAAGATCCATTCAATAATTTGCTTTACTGACTCTTCTTTTGTTATATGACCTTTCTTGAGGATTTCATATAATTCTTTGCCAGCGTTTGTTAACTCCCATAACTTAACTTTTGGTTCTTCTTTCACTTTATCTGCGTCAATAAAGAAGTATTTATCAGAGCTGCTGAGGTAAAATACTTTAGGTATGGCATCCCCATTGAGGACAAACTGTTGCGTGGGCCACGTACTTTGGTGATACATGCCAGGGGTAAATGATGTCATTAGGCCAGCATCATTCAACTTACGGATTTTATCGGCAGGGATAAATGAATTGTTAACATCGCCATTCTCAATCAGGTACGAATTGTAAAATATAAAATCCAGAGACTCTGAGAAAATCTCGGCTTCTTCTTTTGATAAACTCTTTATTACATCAAGGGTCCTTATGCTAACAGTTTTAGGGGCATTTATTTCCTCCGCGAGAATTCGACCCCAGACATACTGAATAGATTCGTCACTTATTAGCTTGGCATCATTTCGCCATCTGTTTATAAAGTCTTGTGATGGCTCACTTCCTTCGTCCGAAACATCATTAATATAATTAGATGTGTTTTTTATGCAGCCTAAAAGGTTTGTAACTTCTTCATCTTGCAAGGTGCTGACAATTAATGATTTGATATCATGATTAGGGATAGTGATCTGGTTGCTTTCATTGTCATATACGGCTTCCCCAGATATAATTTTTTTCATATCGGCATAATCCTGAGCATTAGACAATCTTATTCTTCGCTCTGCCTCAGCGTGTTTTTTACCGAAAAGGATATTAAAAATGTATTTAGCCCCCTTTGGTGAGGAGTTTAATATTTCGGTGAAATCCGCCTTGATATTTATGTTTGGTTCCGATGGTATGTTTTCTTTTGACATTTTTTTCCTGAGTGGGTGTGTGTTTAGTTAATGTAAATAACTTAAGAAATCACATGCAATACAGAGATGATTTGATAAGTTTAAAGTCTAACTTTTTCATGCGGGTATAGCATATAAATGACTAGGTTTTTTCATGACTCATAAGTTTTTTAGGAGGTTTGCATACTAAAATATAAGTCTGTAAATCTGTTTTGCGCTTGTTGTGCCATGACCTACACTACGCAATTAGTTAAATACCCAACGCGAAAGTTGTTAAGCTAAAACTCGGTCAGATTGTTAAAGACCTATTGAATCATACTATAATGTAACAATATATGGATCTATATCAATATGTTATCTCTCGTTTATGAAAATCCCTGGACGACGGTCTTTTTGTTAGTTGTCGCCAGTTGTTGCCTAAACAGCATCATCGGCGCATTGCGCGGCCGGTAAGCCCCTTAAATAACTACACTAACCGGCATGGAATATGCCGGTTTTTTTATGCCATTTATCCGTGATTTTCACGTTTTGAAGCGGCGCATGCATCAGGTGCATGAGCTTGCATTCGTTTTTGATTCTAGCGTTTGCCAGCCACCGCCAGCGCTGGTGCGGCTCGGGGCTCCTGATGCAGCTGCATTAAAAGCGACCCGTTAAGCGCACAGGCGAGGCGGGGATAGCACTGCGCGCCAGACGTAGTGACAGGATTTATTTTGCGCGTCCGTGCGCGTCGTGGCGGCGCGCTGAGTATTGAGGTTGAATCATGAGGTGTTGGCGGGGTTTCGTAGCGTGTGCGGCGTCTGGTGAGGTCTGAGGATATGCCGCCCGGAGGCGGCATTTTGTGCGGGGTTAATCGGTCTCGATGTTGTAATCCTTAAAGCGGATCACCTCCATCCCGAGCCAGTCGTTTATCTCTTTGAAGCGCTCCTGCAGCGGCGTCAGCTCGTTACGCACAAATACCCGCGCCACCTTCTCGATATCGCCCATCGAGCCAATATTTTCAGGCTTGCCGCCCATGAGCTGGAACGGCACGCGGTGCGCGTCGAGCAGGTCAGCGGCGCTCACCTTCTTGATGTTAAAAAAATCATCCTTCGTGGCGACTTCGCTCAGCGGCACAATCTTGATGCCGTCCGGTTTCCCGTTCGGGGCGTAGAAAAACAGGTTTTTGAAATTCCCGAGACCTTTCGAGTCACGCATCGCGGAGCGCAGCGCCTCGACGTCGGTGCTGCTTTGCGCCGCGTCGGTCACGTACATGATGTAACCCGCGTGCGCGCCGTTCTGGTAATACTTTCGACGAAACAGCGTGGCGGATTCATTCAGCCAGGCGGAATTGAGCGCGCTCAGGTATTCCGGCATCCCGTAGAGCTCCTGATTGATATCAGGCTCAAGCAGATGAAACACCGAACCAGGCGCGAACTGGTGCGGGTGGGTATAGTCCGACACGTACCAGTAAACGCCATCCTCGACACCACGGCGGGTGTATTTGGCCGGTGAGGTTTCAAGCTTCATGAGCTGGCCGGTCACGCTCATGCGCTTTTCAAGGTAGCCGTTGGCAAACACCAGATAATCGAGCACGAGGCGGCTAAAGTCCTGACGCGACAGCAACGGGTGCGGGATAAAGGTGCTGGTCAGAATGTTGCGCTTCACATAAATCGGGGAGCTGTGGTGTACGGCGGCGCGCAGGCTTTTTGCCAGCCCCGAGAAGTTGACCGGCGGCTCGTACCATTTGCCGTTATTGATGCACTCGACATAGTCGAGGATGTCGCGGCGATCCAGAACGGGCGACGGCTCACCAAAGGTGAATGCCTCCATTTTCTGCGGCGCACTGGCGGTCATGCTGGTCTGTTTTGGGTGTTTCTTTTGGCGTTTTTTCATCTTAGTTAATATCCAGAATTGAACTTGACTGCATACCGCTACCGGCGGAAAGCGGCTCGTTTAACAGGGCGTGCATGGTCGCCCAAGCGATATCCGCGTGGCTGGCTTCCTCGCTGCGGCTGGCTTCATAGGTGGCGCTGCGGCCGCTGCTGGTCATGGTTTTGCGGATAGCCATAAATGACTGCGTGATGTCGGTCGCTCCGGCGTCATATTCCAGACACCCGCGCCTGATGGTGTCTTTCGCTTTCAGCACCATTGCGGTTTTCATTTCCGGCGTGTAGCGGATGGCGCGCGCCGCCGGGAAGAATGAGCGCACGAGCTGGTAAACACCCTGACCGATGCCGGTCGCATCGATGCCGATATAGTCAACGGTGTATTTCTCGGTCAGCGCCCGGATGGCCTCGGCCTGCGCGGCAAAGTCCATGCCTTTCCACTGGTGACGCTCAAGGATGCGGAACTTGCCACCGGCAACCAGCGGCGGAGCCAGTACCGCGCACCCGGCGCTGTCGCCTGTGTGTGACGGGTCATAGCCAATCCAGACCGGGCGCCAGTTAAACGGACGGTCGGCGAACGGCTCGAAGTCCTCCCATTCTTCCATCGCATCGACCATGCAGCGCTGCAGCTCCTCGAACGGGAATACTGACGCCTTATCGTCGACGAACTCGCACATAAACAGGTTACGGAAGTCATCCGCGCTGTTTTCCTGCTTAAGCTGGTCGAGGTTAAACAGGGTGCAGCCACCGGCAAGCGCGTCCTCAATGGTGACAATCTGTCGCCACTGTCCATCACCGCACAGCACGCCACCGGCAAGCGCCTGATGACTGATATCGATGTCGACACGTTCGTCGCGGTTGCTGCGGCCACGGTTAAACAGCTCGCCTGACCAGAACGGATACGCGCCATGCGCCAGCGTCGACGGGGTCGAAAAATACGTTGTGCGCAGGTGTGACTGCGAGGCCATGCCCGAGGCGACTTTACGCAGCTTCTGGAAATTGGGGATCCAGAAAATTTCATCGACATACAGGTCGCCGTTGTGGCTCTGCGCTGTGTTGGAATTGGTCCCGAGAAATATCAGCTCAGCGCCGTTGTTGCCGATGACGATCGGGTCGCCTGACAGGTCGACGTCAACCAGACGGGCAAAGGCGATGATGTACTTACGGAACACGTAAGCCTGCGTTTTACTGGCCGATAAAAATATCTGGTTTTGCCCGGTCTTAAGCGCGCGCAGGAGAGACTCGCGCGCAAAGTAGAACGTCGCGCCAATCTGTCGCGATTTCAGGATGTGGCGGATGCGGTGCTCTAACCCCGCTTTATGCCAGCGGAGCTGATAGTCAAACGACTGGTCGAAGAAAATCTCCTCCAGTTTCTCAATGGCCTCCTCGCTGAAATAGTTTCGTTTCGGCTTTCTGCGATCCCCTTTGTTACGGCTGGCGATATTGGGGTTTAAATCCGCCTCGTTTCCGGTCTGGCTGTAGCGGTTAACGCGCGCGAGCCGCTCCATCTGGCGGGACAGAAAATCAGCGACTTTGAAGTCATGCGCGGTCAGGTCTGGCTTTGCGTAGAGCTGAATAAGCCGCGCCTCTAACGTGGATTCAACGCGGTTAATCGGCGCGGTTTCTTCCCATCCATCACGCTGTTTCCAGCTCTGCACAGTCGGGCGTTTGAGCTGCAGCATGTCGCAGATTTGCGGCACGGCGAACCCCTGCCAGTACAACAGGCGCGCCTGTCGTCGCGGGTCATTAAGCAGTGAAAGGTCAGTTGAAATGGTCATGCTTGCCTCGTTTTTGGTGTGACGTGGCAAGGCTAAGGAAATGGGGTGTTATTCGCGCTAAGTGCCTGTTGTATCAGATCTAACAGGAGCGCAAGCGGTGGCTGATACGGGTCAGAGTCGGGAAACTAAACCCGACCCGAAAACCCAACATCAGGACACCTGAACAATGGCAAAGAAAGTCTCTAAATGGTTTCGCATCGGCGTCGAGGGGGACACCTGCGATGGCCGCGTCATCAGCGGCGATGATATTCAGGATATGGCCGACACGTTCGACCCCCGCGTCTACGGCTGCCGCATTAACCTCGAACATATCCGGGGGCTGATGCCTGACAGTCCGTTTAAACGCTATGGCGATGTGACCGAGCTCAAGGCGGAGATTATCAGCGATGGCTCAGCGCTCGATGGCAAAAAAGCGCTGTTTGGCAAAATCGCCCCGCTCGACGAGCTGGTCAGCATGGTTAAGGCCGGGCAAAAGGTTTACACCTCCATGGAGATCCGCCCGAACTTTGCCAATAGCGGCAAATGTTACCTCGTTGGCCTTGCCGTCACCGATGACCCGGCAAGCCTCGGCACCGAATACCTCGAATTCTGCAGCCGCGCCGCGCAGAACCCGCTCGCCGGTAAAAAAGACCAGCCGGACGACGTTTTTTCTGTGGCCTCACTCGCTGAGCTGGAGTTTGAGGACGTCCCCGACACCATGCTCAACAGCCTTACCGATAAGGTTAAAGCCATTTTTGGCCGCAAGCAGGCCAGCGATGACGACCGTTTCGCCGATGTGCATGAGGCGGTGACCACCATCACCGAACTGGTGCAGACCAACCTTACCGCCACCGACCAGCGCGTCACCGAGCTGGAGACCGAACTGGCGCAACTCAAGCAGGACGTGACCAGCAAGGCGGAAGAAAGCGCGCAGGCGTTTAACGACCTCAAACGCTCCCTCGATAACACCGAAAGCCAGCGCCAGCCGCGCCGCGAGCTTTCAAAAGGCGGTACGGGCGACGAGCTGCTGACCAACTGCTGATAACACGCCGGGCGTGCTGCCCGGCCTGACCCCTTTTACCCGAACAGGAAAAACCATGCGTAAAGATACCCGCTTTAAATTTAATGCCTACCTGACCCGCGTCGCGGAGCTGAACGGTATTTCCACAGACGACGTGGATAAGAAATTCACCGTCGAGCCGTCGGTCACGCAAACCCTGATGACCACGCTGCAGATGTCATCCGCGTTTCTGACCAAAATCAACATCGTGCCGGTCGACGAGCTGAAAGGCGAAAAGGTCGGGGTCGGTGTTAACGGCACGATTGCGAGCACCGCCGACACCGCCGGTGATGATGAGCGTAAAACCGCTGATTTCACCGCGCTGGAGTCATTCAAATACGAGTGTGACCAGATTAACTTCGATTTCCATATCCGCTACAAACAGCTCGACCTGTGGGCACGATTCCAGGACTTCCAGACCCGTATCCGTGACGCGATTATCAAGCGTCAGTCCCTCGATTTCATCATGGCCGGTTTCAACGGCATCGAGCGCGCTGCGACCTCCGACCGCAAAAAAAATCCACTGCTGCAGGATGTCGCGATCGGCTGGCTGCAGAAATACCGCAATCAGGCACCCGCGCGCGTGATGTCCAAAATCACCGACGAGGACGGCAAGGTTATTTCTGACGTGATCCGCGTGGGTAAAAATGGCGACTATGCGAACCTCGACGCGCTGGTCATGGATGCCACCGGCAACCTGATTGACGAGATTTATCAGGATGACCCGGAGCTGGTTGTCATCACTGGCCGTAAGCTGATGGCGGATAAGTATTTCCCTATCGTGAACAAAGAGCAGGAAAACACCGAATCGCTGGCCGCTGACATCATCATCAGCCAGAAACGTATCGGCAACCTGCCTGCCGTGCGCGTGCCTTACTTCCCGGCAAATGCCCTGATGGTGACGCGTCTCGACAACCTGTCTATCTACTTCATGGATGACGCGCACCGCCGCAGCATCATCGAGAACCCGAAGAAAGACCGTATCGAAAACTACGAGTCAATGAATGTTGACTATGTGGTCGAGGCTTACGCCGCCGGTTGCCTGATTGAAAACATCAAGCTCGGTGACTTCACTGCACCTGCAGCGCCGGAAAGCGGGGAGTAAGCCATGACGAGTCCCGCAGCGCGTCACATGATGCGGGTCTCGGCCTCTGAAACAGCGCGGCGGGCTGCTGTCCCGCTGCGCAATGCAAATGCCTATGAGAAGATGCTCGTTAAGCTGGCCGCAGACAACCGCACGCTAAAACAAATCAGCTCCAAAGAGCGCAAAGCCGCGAAAAAGCGCGAGCTGCTGCCGTTCTATCTGCCGTGGGTCGCTGGCGTACTCGAAAACGGCAAAGGCGCGCAGGATGACATCGTCATGACGGTGATGCTCTGGCGTCTCGATGCTGACGATATCGCCGGGGCGCTGGAAATCGCCCGTTACGCCATGACCTACGGCCTCACCATGCCGGTCGGTCGCCGTCCGACGCCGTGCCTGCTGGCCGAAGAAGTGGCGCTGGCCGCACAGCGCCTGCTGACGGCAAAACAGCCGGTCAGTCTGGAGAACCTGCTCGACACTATCGCGCTGACCGAGCGCGCAGATATGCCCGATATCGTGCGTGCGAAGCTGCACAAAATCACCGGCTACGTCCTGCGTGATGCGGAGCAACTGCCCGAAGCGCTGGCGCACCTGCAGCGTGCGATCCAGTTAGAAAGCACTATCGGGGTGAAAAAGGATATCGAGCAGTTAGAGCGCCAGCTCAGGCCAAAACCCGAACCGGCACAGAAAACGACTAAACCGCGCACGCGCAAGCCTGCCGCCAAACCGGCGGCACGGCGCGGGCGTCCACCAAAGGCGGCAAAAGCCGCAGGTTAAACGAGCGCTCCCCGAGCCGGGCGGCACGCCGGTCAATGCGGGTATCAATTGCCCTGACTACGACCGGCGTCCACCGCCCACCCATTACCCGAGGTTGTCATGACGACGCTGATTATTGAGCCAAAAAAAGAGCCGCAGGATGTGCCGGGCGTGGTGATACCGCCACCGGGCGTGAGCGAGCCGGTAATCAAAAACACCCCTTTTTTTCCTGACGTTGATCCGAAACGCGTGCGGGAAGAAATTCGACTGGAGCAGACCGTTTCCCCCGTTCGCCTGCGCCGGGCGATTAAGACCGCCATTGCGGAGACTAACGCGGAGCTGAGCGACTGGCGCGAAATTCAGCTCGATGCCGGTTACGCCACGCTGGCGGATGTCCCGACGGACGAGCTCGACGGCGAGAGCGTGCGCGTTTTTCACTACTTCAACGCCGTGTGTTCGATGACGACGGCCACGCTTTATGAACGTTTTCGCGGCGTGGATGCGACCGCCAAAGGCGACAAAAAGGCGGACAGCATCGACAGCACTATCGATGAAATGTGGCGGGATATGCGCTGGTCTGTGGCGCGCATCCAGGACAAAGCGCGCTGCATTGTGGGGCAAATCTGATGAAAGCGTATGCGCTGCAGGGCGACACCCTCGACGCGATTTGCGCCCGGTACTACGGGCGCACTGAGGGCGTGGTCGAAGCCGTCCTGGAGGCAAATCCCGGCCTGTCTGATCTCGGTGTGATCCTTCCACACGGGACGGCAATTGAGCTGCCAGAGACCGAGAGCGCGGCCAGAACCGAAACGGTGAATCTATGGGACTGAGTATGGAGAAAATCACCACGTTTATCGCCTACTGGCTGGCCGTGGGGCTGGCGTATGTCGGGGCAATGTCACCCGAGAAGATGGCGCTTTACGTGGGCGGCGGATGCGCCATCTTTACCGCGCTGACGAACTACTGGTTTAAGCGTAAGACGTACCTCTATCTGACATCGCTCGGACTCGATAAAGGGGCTATTCGTGAAATCAATCGTTAAAAAATGCAGTGTGGCCGCCGTGCTGGCGCTGGCAGCGCTGATGCCTGACTTTCGTCTGCTTAACACCTCGCCCGGGGGGCTGGCGCTGATTGCCGACCTCGAAGGTTGTCGCCTGACGCCTTACCAGTGCAGCGCGGGAGTGTGGACGTCGGGCATCGGCCACACTGCAGGCGTCGTGCCAAAGGGGGAAATCACCGAGCGGCAGGCGGCGGCGAATCTCGTCGCGGATGTGCTGAACGTCGAGAAACGTCTGGCAGTATGCGCGCCGGTGAAAATGCCGCCGCAGGTTTACGACGCGCTGGTCAGTTTCTCATTTAACGTGGGAACCGGCGCGGCCTGCCGGTCGACGCTTGTCTCGTTTATCAAACGCCAGCAATGGCCGCAGGCGTGCGACCAGCTCACCCGCTGGGTTTACGTGAACGGCGAAATTAACAAAGGGCTGGAAAACCGCCGCGCGCGTGAGCGTGCTTACTGCCTCAGGGGGATTCAATGAAAGTGATGTTTTTTTTACTGGCCGCGCTGATAGCGGTTGTGCTCTGGCAGCGTCATGAAAACGGCAACCTGACGCGCTCGTTTGAACGGGCAAACAGGGTCGCCACCGAACAAAAAACCGCGATCGGAATGCTGAAAAATCAGCTTTCCGTTTCGCAGGAAATTGCCAGGCGAAATGAAACCGCGCAGGTCAGTTTACGCGGCGAACTGCTGGCCGCCGGTGCGATGGCCGTGCGGCGTGAACAAACCATTACGAGGCTGATAAATGAGAATGAAACCTTCCGCCGCTGGTATAGCGCTGAACTGCCTGATGTTGTGCGCAGGCTGCACACCCGCGCCGGTTGCGCCTCCGCCGGTCATTGTTTACAGCGTCTGCCCGAAGGTGAGCTATTGCCCGATGCCGGGAAGCGACCCGGCCACTAATGGCGACCTGAGCGCCGATATTCGCAGGCTTGAGCACGCGCTCGCCGCCTGCGCGCTGCAGGTTGAAACCGTCAAAGACTGTCAGGATAAACTCGATGAAGAAAGCACTCAGCCTGCGCGACGCGCTGATTAAAGCTGTTCCGCAGCTTGAAACAAACCCCGAAATGATGCGCATCTTTGCCGATGAGGGGAATATCGATGCGCGTCTCGCGGCCTCGCTGTCGCACGAGAAAATTTATACCCTGAATGTGATCGTGTGTGACTTTGTGGGCGAC